GAGCGGATGGCGGCGATCCAGTACTGGATCAGTGTCCAGACAGCGAACACGAGCGGCATGACCACCGTGGCGTTGGCCGCCATGTTCATACCTGGAATGATGCCGCACAGGTTGAAAATGAAGATCGTGAAGAACAGGGTGGTGATCATCGGCACGTAGCGCTTGCCACGGGCCTCACCCATCACGTCATACACGACCTTGTCGCGCACGAAGTCGAGACCGTACTCGACTACGCCCTGCCAACGGCCGGGGATGAGCTTGGCGCGCTTTGCGGTCACGCCGAGCACCACCAACAGCACGATGGTTGCCACGATACGAATCAAAATAATGCGGTTGATGGCAAACGGAGTTCCCTGGAACAGAATCTCCGGGGGAAGGAAGTCATCAACCGAGGGCAGATGAGCGCCTGCCTCGTCAGCCAACAGCAATCCTGCGCTGAGCGAACCGACCATATCACGCCTCCTGCTTCTTCAATGTCAGGTGTCAGTTTAAACCCACCGGGCAGGCAAATGTGACGTGCTCGTTACTTTCGTCTTTTTTTGTCTCCTCGGTGTGGAGTCTGCCGGGCATGGACACGGAGTCTGCGCTGGGCATTCGGCTCCGAATGACTGAAGAGTGATTATTTGCCTGCGTCTAGACAATGTCAATATTATACCGGCGAGTCTCCTGAAATCCCTACTGCTGCAAGGTTTTCCCGGGCGTTTCGCGAACGTTGTGCACTATTGGTCGCATTACGCGGATGTGTGGCATTACGTTCATCAAGCCGTCCACATCGTGGACGAATAACCGTCCACGCTACGAACGCAACCTCCAACAGTAGCTCCCTCTGATGGGCCGAGCCGTGAAGGAGAAGCAAAGGAGCTCCCCGTCGAGGGGAGCTGTCGTCGTAGGCGACTGAGGGGAGATCGTAGGCTCAGCCCTGAATCACCCCATACCCGTCATGCACAAACGGCTTGAAATCATCCTGGCGCGGCCCGCCCGGCTCACGCCGAATCGAACGATCAGTACCGAGCTTCTTCTCAGCCCTGAGCTGCGGCACCTCGGTCAGGTCATACGGCGTGGTCTGGTACACCCAGTTGAGCCAGTTGCGCCACAGCAGATTGGCGTGGGCGCGCCAGGCGAACAACGGTTCCAGCTTCGGATCGTCATGCGGGAAGTAGTTCTTCGGGAAGGGCACGTTGGTCATGCCCTTGGCCATATCGCGCTCGTATTCTTCGGCGAGCGTGTACTTGCCGTACTCCCAATGGCCGAGCGCGAACACTTCGGAGAAGTCACGCGTGGCGATCAGGCCCGGGCCGGACTGCGGCCCCCAAGTCAAGATCTGAAGGTCATGGTTGGCACGTACCTCGTTTTCGTTCACGCCGGCGAGGCGGGAGTGCGGCTGCAGATCAATCTCGTCGAAGCCATTGGTCAGGAAGCAGTATTCATCCTGCAGGTACTGCGGGAATACGCCGAAAATCTTCTCGGGGTAATCCACCTTGTGGATGCCGTAGCGGTAGTACAGTGCGCCCATCGCACCCCAGCACAGGTACATGGTGGAGAACACATGGGTGGAGGCCCAGTCGAGAATCGTCTTGAACTCGTCCCAGTAGTCCACATCTTCGAACGGCATATGCTCTACAGGCGCGCCGGTGACCACAAAACCGTCGTAATAGTTGTCTTTGAACGCATCGAGGTTTTCGTAGAACTTGACGAGATGATCGGCGGAAACGTGCGTGGCCTCATGCGTGGAGGTCTTCATGAAGTCGATTTCGACCTGCAGCGGCGACTTGGAAATCAGACGCAGCAGCTGTGTTTCAGTCTCGATTTTCTTAGGCATCAAGTTCAGGATCACCAGTTTGAGCGGGCGGACGCGCTGACGCTCCGCCTCGGGCTTCTCCAGAGCGAAGATGCGCTCCGAATCGAGGATATCTCTGGCCGGCAGGCCACTGGGGATCTTGATAGGCATGTTCCTATTATGTCAATATTCGGGATAACGGTTCAGGGCATTCCTATAACGGCCATTTATGGCGCGTTATTACCCCGACTCCGACTCCGCCCCAAACCCCTCGCTGCGTGAGCCAATTCACGTTTTAAAACCGCGGGAAGATGACGCGACACGCCGATGTTGACTTTCTGGAATCTGCACCTATTGTAGATAGAGCCGACGCGGGGTGGAGCAGCTCGGTAGCTCGCTGGGCTCATAACCCAGAGGTCACAGGTTCAAATCCTGTCCCCGCTACGAATCGCGGGAGGCCGTCACGAATTTATCGTGACGGCTTTTTGTTTCCTAGCAGCATTATTGCCGATTGGACGATGATGTCCCGTGAAAAAACAACATCCAGCCCCACTCTGGGCAGAATCTATCAACATGTGGCTCGACTCACTGAAGGCGGCGGGCTACTCCACCAACACGCTCAACACGCGGCGCTGCCAGATGAGCGCACTGTCGCGGGCGCTTGAGGGCGATCCTAGGGACGTGGAGGGCGACGACCTGCTCGCCCACTTCGCCGCGAAGGACTGGAAGCCCGAGACACGCAAGGGCGCGAAGAACGCCTGCGTCAGCTATTTCCGATGGCTCAAAGCGTCCGGCCGCAGCGAGGCCGATCCGAGCGAGTTCCTACCCACCGTCAAGCGTCCCGAACCGCATCCCCGGCCATGCCCGGACGTGGTCATACTCACCGCACTGCGCAAGGCCACGGACAGCGAACGGCTCATGCTGCGTCTCGGCGCGGAATGCGGTTTGAGACGCTTCGAGATAGCGAAGGTGCACAGCCGCGACGTCATGCGCGACCTCGTGGGCTGGAGCCTCGTCGTCGTAGGCAAGGGCGACAAGCAACGCATCGTGCCGATCGGCGACGACCTCGCCCTGCTGATCCGCTCCGCCCACGGCTATCTGTTCCCCGGCCGGTGGAGCGGCCACGCCGAATCATCCTACGTCGGCCGACACCTGAGCGACCTCTTGGGCGACGGATGGACGGCCCACAGCCTGCGCCACAGGTACGCGACCACGACCTACGCCGCCACACGAGACCTGCTGCTCGTCTCCAAGCTCTTGGGGCACGCCTCGGTCGAGACCACGCAACGGTACATCGCCATGCCCGACGACCGGCTGCGCGCCGCAGTGGAAGCCACGCGCCTCGCCGCATGATGTTGCATTGATGTCATATTGATGTATGATAGATGTTATTAGGAGGTTTGATGGAGTTTGAATACGATCCAGCGAAGAGCGCGAAGAACCTCGCCAAGCACGGCATCGACTTCGAGGCGGCCCAGCGCATGTGGGACAACTCGAAGACGGTTACGCTGACCGCTCCGAATCCCGGAAACGACGATGTGCGTTACATCGTGCTCGGCATGATCGACGGCAAGCACTGGACGGCGATCACGACCAAGCGCGGCAGGCGCATCCGCATCATATCCGTGCGCCGATCACGCAAGAACGAGGAGGCATACTATGACAGCCAAGAATAAGGTTGACGCCAAGTCGATCACCAGCGACCAGCTTGAGGAGATGTTCGACGACGGCGACGACATCCTCGACTACGTGGACCTCGACAATCCCGTGGTCGAGCATCATCCCCCACTGGAGAAGCGGATCACGCTGACGATGCCCGCGTGGATGGTCAGCGAACTGGACGAGGAAGCCGCCGACTTGGCGATCAGCCGCAACGCCGTCGTCAACACATGGATCGCCGACCGGCTGCGCACCATGCGTCGCCGCGAAGTCGTCCACGCCTGACCCCATATACGACGAAAAGCCCCCGAACCATGCCGCATGCGTTTGCGGTGGGTTCGGGGGCTTCTTGGTTATTCGGTCTTGGATGCCTTGGCCTTGAGGGCGCTTGCGCCGATGATGACGCCGATGGTCAGCGCAATGGCGCTGATGGTGGTCGCGGCCGGATCGGCCCACGTCCATCCCCATACGGGGCCGAGCGCCTGCACGAGCGTGGCCATGGCGGGCAGCACGATCAGCGCCACCCACTTGAGCACGTCATACACGCGGTCGGGCAGCAGCCAATCAGGCATACCGGCCGTCGGCTTCACTTCCGTGGTGCCGGTCCGGGCTTCGATGTTCTCGTCGGTCATATCATTCTCGATTCTCTTAGACGGAACCTAGGAACCTCGCCACGGCTGGGGTTCGAGGTTCCTAGGTGGGGTTCGGGTTCCCACTAGCTTCCCGAGCTGGCGCTAGTAGCGCAGCACCTCGCCGGGGTAGATCACGTTCGGATTACCGGAACGGTAGCCGGAGAGCTGCGTGTAGCTGATGCCGAGCCGTGCCGCGATGCCGCTGAGGGTGTCACCGCTGCGGACGGTCACGGTGCGGGTCGCCGGTGGGGCGTTGCCGGCGGTGGCGGTGCTGCCGCCGCCGTTGTAGGTGACGACCTGACCGGGGTAGATCAGGTTAAGGTTGCCGCTGGGCACGCTCCACTTGGACAGCGGCCACAGGCCTGTGCGTGTGGCGATCGCGCTCATGGTGTCGCCCGCGCGGACGGTCACACGGGTCGCGTTGGAGGTGGTCTGCTGCGTCTGCGTGGTAGCGCCGGCGTTGAGGCGCTGGTTGACGATCGCCATGACCTTGTCGTAGTTAGCGCCGAGCGCGTCGCGTCGCTGCTGGCCGTTGCCGTAGTCGCCACGGATCGTGGCGGTGGCGAGGGCCTGTAGATCGACGGTCTGGGTCGGCGGCGTCTCGACCTGCGGCGGGGTCGTGGTCTGCGCCTTGCCGGCCGGGTTGGCGTAGGCCTGCCACTGGGATGCGTCGCCACGGAAGTAGTTCAGGTCGAGCGGGCCGTTATAGCCGCTGACCCAACCATTCGAGGTGTACTGGCGCATGGCCTCGCCGTAGATCGAATAGTTCCACGGTCGGCTCTGGTAGCCGGTCGGCGCGTTGCTGGCGTACTGAGCGACCCAAAGGCCGCAGTTGGCGCGCACGTCGCTGGGTATCTGATTGAGTGCGGACGCCTGCACGTACACCATCGGCCACACGCCGGTGAGCGTGTGCACGCGCTGCACGAACCGGCGCACCCAATCGCCGTTGCCCCACTGGGCGTTCTGGTAGGACTCCCAGTCGAGCACGAGCACGGCCTTGCCGATGTAGTCCCTAGCCCGGCCGACGAAGAAGTCGGCCTCGCTGCTGGCGTCGTTGCCGCCGGCGTAATGGTACAGGCCGAGGCTCTTGCCCCGGTCGGTCACACACTTGGCCTGAGTGCGCCAGCTACCGTTCTCGAAGCCGACACCCTGACTGACTTTGACGACGGCGAAGTCGTAGCTGGCGGTGCAGGTGACGTTCGCGGCCTGCCAGCCGGACACGTCGATGCCGACCATGTCGGCCATGGCGATCGCCGGCGCGGTCGCGAGCAGCATGGCGATGATTGCCGCGATGATTGCCGTGATCGGCTTGCTTTTGTTCTTGAACTTGCCCATTCGTTTTCCTTCCTGTGTTGGGTGGGCATATGAAACAGCCCCCGCCGGGATGTCCGGCGAGGGCTAAACCTTCTTGGGGGCTATCGGCGCGTCCTGTATGTCCTGGTTGACTTGGGTGCCGTGCCCGTTGCCGCCGAGGCTGTGGTAGCTGTCGTAGACGAGCTGCGCGGTCCGTTTGGCGGTGTTGTCGGCGATGCCGTCGTTGGCGACCATTTCGCGCTGCATCTGTTCGAGCTTGCACAGCAGGAGCGTGCGCACGCCGGTCTGCATGGCGTCGGATTTGCGTCGGTAGCCGCGCCACCAGCCGAGCATGTATCCGCCCAGGGCGGTGATGATGCCGGTGGCGGCCCAGACGGTGAGCTGCTGGGCTATGGGGTTCACTCTCCGATCCCCTCGTCGAGGCCGGCGATGTATGCCCGTACGGCTTCGCGGCCCGCTTCGGGCACGTCGTCGATGGTCTTGCGGCCGGCGATGACGAGGCGCGCGTAGACGCGGATCATGGCTTTGCTCATGCTTCACCCCCTGACAGGAGCTGGTAGATTTCGGCCAATGCCTCGTCCTGATCGAGGCTGGACGCCTCCAAGCCGGCGAG